CGTCACAGCAATTGCTCCACTTATAAGTTCAATAACCAATATTTCTTCTTGCTCTTTCTTCCATCTAGCCAACCTAGACCTTCTAATCATCTCTGACCTAGCCCATGCCTGTTCTTGTTCTATTCTGTTGTGCATCACCAAAAATCGGCTATACAAGTCTTTCAACTCAGCAGGGGCATAAACCATCGCTTCCCTTGTCTGCTCTAGTAACTTCTCCATCTGTAACTCAATTAACGCCCTCTCGATAGCCTTCTTGCTTGTGTTTTGTTCAGGGTTGTAATTGGTCTTAGACTCTTCTTCTAGTTCGTGATAGTAATTGCTGATTTCTTGTTGTGTATCAAACAAAACGCCAATATTTGCACCTACTTCGCTGATTAGTTTTAGTTCCAGTTCCTCATACGATTGTTTTTGTTTTGCAACCTTTTGCTTGGCTACATTTGGCGCAGTTGTGTCGTTAGTTGGCGTGATTCTGTCGTTAGTTGGCGCAAATAGACCTTTAACCCACGACCATAAACCTGAGAGTTCGCTGACAATAGCCTTTGCATCCCCAACAGCCCCTTCAATTGTCTTCTTAGCATTAACAATTTCCATCCTTCCTTCGTGGAGCATGGCGCACCCTGACTTGATGGCAGAGACTGCGCCTTGGGCAAGGAGGAGGAGGCTAAAAGGGTCAATGGTTTACTCCTGTGGCTGTTGTTCTTGTTGTCTACGCAACAGTTCTGCCTCAAGTTCTGCCCTACTAAACTCTGGTTGTGCAGTAGTAGGTGCTTCTGGCATACCAGTAGGCACTTCTTCTTGAACGACAGGAGGCTCTGTACTCATTTGTGAGCCAGCCCTCATTACTTGTGCGCCAATGAACTTAGGAATAGCAGTAGATTGGGTCATGCCAGTTAGAGCATCCAATGTTTTCTGTGATCTTGGAGTTAAAGAACCAGCCTTCAAGAACTGTGCGCCTTCAGGAGTTAACAAAGCCCTCATAACCATATCGTCAGACAAACCGCCTTTGCCAATCATGTTTAACACATCAATGCCAACCTGAGTTGCTTTTGCCATTTCATATCCTGCACCAGCACCAACAGTAGCCGCCGTACTAGCCTTTAGACCTTGAGGAACAACATCTCCAGCCTCAGAAATAGTACCAACTTGCATCTTTCTAGCAAAAATACCAGCGTCTTTCATGCGGCCTGCAAACTCATCTGCATTTGCTCCCAAAGATTGAACTAGCGCATCTTTAGAGTTTTTAGGCAGTTTTTCCCAATTTGATGACAAAGTACCAAGATCAACCGATAGAACACCAGCACGATTTTCTTTTTTAGCAGAGTTAATAAAGTCATCATAAACATTCTTGTCGATGAACTTCAATGCTTCTACATCTGTATCTTCTACATACTTTCTAAACAAACCACGATTGTATGGATCAAGGTTTTTGTATTCACCATACAGTTTGTCAAAAGAAACTTCAGATAAGGCTTTGTCTTTCAAGAAGTTAGGTATTCCTTGAGCAATGGCATCACGATATACATCAGAAGCCTTTTGCACATCGTTTCTAGCCGTAATCAGTAGGTTTGTAGCGGCAATATCATCAGGTGTCTTAGCGGCAAGTCTAGCGGCTCTTAAATCATCTTTAAGACCACCAAAAATAGCCGCACTAATGACTTTTTCATCAGTTAACGAGATATCTTTAATCAAAGACTCGCCCTGAGATGCTTTGCGACCAAACTCAGACAGCAAAGACTGGGTTTGATCAACAGTTAATTTCCCTGCCAATTGGTTTGTTTCTTGTAGGCGTTTAAGTTCGCCCATAGTTACATCTGGTGTAGAAATGTTCTTTTTAAAGTTTTCCAAGAAGGAAACAGCATTTCTAGAACTGTCAGTAGCACCTTTACGGAATCTATCTAACAAATCTTCAACATTAGAAAGCATCTTGTCAGGAGCAACAATTCCCCTGTCTCCACCATATTCTTTAGCCTTATTAAAAGCACCAGAACCAGCAGTTTTACGATCTTCAAACAACTTCAATATCTTGTTTTGAACCGCTTGAGATGCACCAGTAGCCGCCTGACGCTCATCAGTAATTCTTGTCTTAGGTTGCATACCTTCAGTTGCGGCAGTAGTTGCGCCTTGCTCAAGTTTGGCAAAAATCTCTGCATACTTTGGATCAACACGCAATCTCTGAATCAAACTAGCAATTTCAGGATCATCAGAACCTTGTCCACGAACCATAAAGTTCTTGAACTTATTTTCTAGTTCAGGCGGCATATCCTTAACAAAGTCTTTGATTGCCCTATTTTCAGTATAGGACTTTGCACCCAAGACTCCACCCTTAACCAGATATGGTGATGCTTGTATAGCAACTTGTGCCAAAGGACTCTCAGGAGCAATTGCTTGACCAAAAAGACCTGTTGATCCACCAGTTACAAACTCACCTGCAACGCCTAAAGGAGTACGAGCAAAAAGACCAGGCAATCCAACCGCAGTAGTTACTGCCGCTGGCGCACCTGCCGCACCAAACTCATAAACACCTCGATAGCCTGGGATTGTTTGTATATCAACTCCAGATAAATCTTTTATACCTTTTGCAATACCAGCAGTAGAAAACGCATTTGGGTCTTTGTTTTTCTTAAGATAATCATACAAATTACCCCATCCACCAATGATGTCAATAACACCACGGGTACTTCCTTTTAGTAAAGACTCGCCTGCTTTTTTAAACTCTTGTAGTCCAGTATCCTCTTGTTTTTTACCAAGAACAGATTGATAACCAGCGTTAACAACGCCCTGTCTACGAGCAATTTCAGCCTGAAGTTCCTCTTTTGAGAATGTAGCGGCCATGTTTTACCTCTTTATTTAGCGTTTTTGAGCATTTGTTGTAACTGCTCAGTTGACATACTTTGTAAAGCATTAGAAGGTGCTGGCTGTTGTCCAACAAATAATGGAATTGTAGGAACAAACCCTTTCAACCCTTTATTATCTCGTGCGTAGTTTTCCAAACGAGTTGTTTCTCCAACAATTGTTTGGTTCTTTTTAACCATAAACTCAATAAGTAGTTTACGAGCCTGTGCGCTATTCTCAAGTTGAGGAACAAGGCTTTGAATAAACCTTCTGTCTTCGTTAGAAAATCCTGCACCAAGTTTTCCACCAAGAGTTGCCAAGATAACATCTCCTGCTGTTTTCTGATAATTCTCAGATTTGGCAAGAATGTCTTGATCTTTTGCGCTTGTTAAACCAAGTGTATTAAGCAAGTTTGTTGCGCCAACACGACCGCCTGCAAATGATCCACTAATCAAAGCATTTTGATCAAGTTGATTTAGTCTATTTAATGAGTTAAGTGCCGCAACAGAACTTTCACGCATTGACATAGCCGCATCTACTCGGTCAGCATCTTTTGCACCAAGACGCTTTATAAACTCTGTTTCACCTTTATCAACATCTACTTTTGTAGTTGATGTAACACGATCAATTCCACCAAAGTAAGGAACACGCATCTGCTTGCCATCTGCACCTTTTTGGTAAACGAACTGCTGATCATTGTTTACATCTAGATAAACAGCCTCTCTAGTTCCTGCGGCTACTCCAACCTCTTTAACATTTTGTTTTTCTGGTTTTTCTATTGTTACCAACTTGCTTACATCTTCAGTTTTTGCGTATTCAGCAATACTTTCAGGAGTATATTTACCAGCCCGAATAAGTTGCTGAAGGGGATCAGCACCAGCACGTTCACGTAAATTTTTTGTTACTTGAGATATTTTGAGAGCCGCTTCTCTAGCCTGATTAGCCAAAGCATTAGCACCTTGAGGATCAAATTGAGCCAATCTTTGTGCGCCAGCCATTATTGAGTCAGGATTGTTAGGATCAACTTCACGAATAATTGCATTTCTCATGCTTATCAGTTTTAACTGTGGGTCTTCAGCACCCAAAGCACCACCAATGCCACGACCTAGTTGTGCGCCACCAGCATAAAGCATTGAACGTCCAAAGGCATCAGGAGACGCTCTACCTAATGCTACGCCTTCTTCTAAGCCTTGTTCTGCTCGTTGTTGTTGGTACATCTCAGGAGTAATACCAAACAATCCACCTACGATATCTGTTGCCATGATTACTCCTTAATAATTTGCGTAGCCTAATGGAACATAGTTACCATAAGCATCAATAGTTGGTGACATCATCCCTTGGCTTGTTATTCCACCTGTTGTAGGTGCAGTAGAAGTTAACCAATTAGCCAATCCAGTACCCAATGTTGATGTTGGGCTTCCCAATCCACCTAAGATATATGCGCCTGGACTTGTCGTGGCTTGTGGTGATGTTCCATAACCTGCCGCCAAACTTGTTCCAGTAAGTCCCAAACGACCTGCATTAGCACCAGCACCAGAGATAGATGTACCCAAACCAGTACCCAAAGTAAATGGTTGTTGTGCCATAGCCTCTAAGTTACCAGCCTGACCAAACAAACCTGCACCATAAGTGACTTGTTGCTGACCAGCCTGTTGTGCTTGTGCCGCCAACTGTGCATCTTGTTGTGCCAAAGCGTTGTAATAGGCTTCTAATTCAGGATTAGCACCCATCAAGCCTTGTGCGCCACTTGGACGCAAACCAGTAGAACCTACTGACAAGCCACCACGACCTGTTTGGAAGTTTTGATTTCTAATGCCAGCCAACTGTCTTTGCCGACTAGGATCAAGCAAATCATATTGCTTTGCCATATATTGTTGAGCAACTTCTTCAGGAGTTTGTGCCAAATAACTAGCACCTAATCCCATAAGTCTATTTTGGGCAGAAGTAATCTCAGGTGCGGCTGTATACCCTGCGCTTACCAATTGACCAGTAGTAGGGTCAACTTGGAAGTTTGATGTGCCAAAGCGTGTTGTAACGCCTACTGGACGGAACTGTGAACCAGCGGTTGCTGAACCTGTTGCCGCCAACAAGTCTTGTTGTGCTTTGAGTGCCGCATCCCTAGATGCTTGTGTTTGCATTAACCCACCAGCAGTCTGCAACCCACCTTGGAGCAAATTAGCACCTGAAGTGCCGCCAAACATACTAGCCAAGAAGTTTGTTGCCCCTTGAGCCGCACTACCTCCAGCCGCTAATGCTCGTTTGATTGCGGCTTGTGTAACCGCATCTAGGGATGAGAAAGCGTTATTTCCACCATATGTCTGTCCAGTCATGGCATCAATTTGAGCCTGTGTGTAAGGTGCGCTACCTGTGTCGTAGAAGCCTTCTCCACCAGTAATATCTGCGGCGTTACCAAAGTCATATATTTGCGAATAGTCAAAATTATCAGCCATGTTTGTCGCTCCCGTTGTCGGTGTTGTAGATGTGGTATCTACTGTTTTCGGTGTTAAATCCGATGTTGATTGACTTAATAAACCAGATGGTGTAACTTGGCTAATTGCACCACTTGTTAAACCACCTGTTAATGCTTGCTCTGGCGTTGCTCCACTCAATAATCCACCAGTAGTGCCACTAGCCACATTGCCAGCCAAACTAGAACCAGTTTCTGCGCCTACTGCACTACCAACCTGACCAGCAACTTGGCTAATAGCATAGTTTTTGGCAACATCTTCAAGGCTTGCACCTTTGTCTAATGCGACTGCCGCTTGAGTCGCTTGAACATAAGGTGCGGCAACAGGAACTGCAATAGAGGCAACAGTTGCCCAACCACCTGGGATTTCTTGATTTACTGTGTCATCAACGTCTGCCAAAGACTCTGTTACGCTACTTCCAACATCACTTACAACATCAGAAACGCTCTCAACAACGCTAGAAACACCACCTTGGGGCTGAATCTTTCTATCTCCCACATGGCGAAACGCACGAATGGGGAGGTCTGGTATACCTAATAAAGCAAGACTATTTCTCATATATTTGCCTTCCAGTTGTACTGTGGCAAGTCAGATGCTTGTACATCCAAACCAAGACGTTTCATCAGTTCAACAATTCCTTTGTTATCTGCTTTCCCGTAGACAGTCTTAATGCCTAACGCCCTGCCTCTTTTGACAAAGCCAATAACAGCCCTTGCCAATGTCGTAGGATTGTCTTCAGTAAACAAATGAATTTCTGCTGATGTTGGGTTAATCTTACGCACCAAAAGAACAGAATCATTCTCTTGCATCAAAATACCAGACTTGTTTTTGACAGACTGATTTACAGCAAGTAACGCCCTATTAGGGTCAATTTTGCGTTTGACCGCATCTGCTTTTATGATTTCTGATGCTTTCATTACATTGATCCATTCGCAATGATGTTGCCAATCACAGTCAAGTTACCAGAGGCATCAATCTTTGCCACAGGCGTTGCTATATTGTAGATATACAAGACATTAGATGCTTCAACAAACGAGAAGTTCGTAAATGTTCCATCTGCCTTGGAAGCAATAGCAGTTTGGATATTAGTAAACTCTGTATCTATCTCAGTACCTTTGACAACCTTATTAGCATTGCCTGACGCAAGCGCATCTTTAGCCGCAAAGTTGGTGGTTTTCGTATAATTAGCCATATTTATTCCTTACCCAAGTTTTCCGTTTTTAGCCTGAATCTCAATCTTTTGGATACTGATAGCCGAGCCATTGATCTCAATCTCATAAGCCGTTTGCACAACCTTGCCAAATCCAGACGCTTGACCAATCAAAGTTCCAATCTGTATTCCTTGTGAATAGTATGCTACTGGACTACCATTTGCACCATATTCAGCAATTCCATACTCTGCAATTGTTGAAATAGGAATTTGCGCCTGCGTTGCATAATACTGACCTGAAAAGTCATAAGACCATTTGATTGTCAATATTTGGTTAGTGCCACCAATAACAACAACCGAAATCTTCTTCAGGATTGATGTAATGTTCTGATCACCAAGGTCAGCATAGTTTGTGTAATACTGAAAACGATAGGTAGAAGCATGGTCAAGATATGTCCCATACTTACCAACATACCCATTCTTACCAATCAGTAAATCACCATTTCTGCGAGACAAAAGAGCAGTTGGCTCAATAGAATCCCAAGTTGTTACCCTTGATGAACCATCCTGTAACTGAGCCTTTGTATCAAATACATAGACTTGTTTTGCAACAGGAAGGGTTAAAAGATAGAAAGCATTGACTTCTGAATAGACAGCCTTAATGTTTGCCAATGTCTCTGATGCAACATAATTCATCAAGTCATTACGCACATTCTTAGACAAGTCACGCAAAGGTGCAGACTTCTCTTGAATAGTACGCATCAAACTACGAACACCTGAGTTTGACAAGAAAACAATATCTGATGCAGTCGTAACAATCGAATCCCTTGATAGGCATCCAATGTTTCCAATACTGTCGCTCAAAGCAAGTGACGATGGCGTTGTAGCACCAGAATAAACCAATATCTGACGCTTGCCAAATATGAATAAGAAACCATTGTGTGCGCCAAGACCAACAATTTGATCAGAGCCGTTAGGCCACACTTGGGCAACATTCAATGTGCCTGAAGTACCACCCGTCCAGTTATGCCCTGCCAACAAATCAGAGAAAGTAATAGTTGCATTGTTTGTAGTTGTATCGGCAACCCACAAACGACCAAAAGCAGATATAGCAACATTCCCTAAAGGAACTGTGCCTGAATAGCCAGCCTTCTCAGATACACGCCTATAAGTAGTTGTACTTACGGCAGGGTCATAGATCAAAGGATCAAAACCAGATTGGAAAAAGTAGGTTATTCCATTTAAAGAAGCACATTGCCAATTGCTTGCTGTGATAGTTGGGGCTGTACCCCCTCCCCCGTAGGTGAGTTCTACAACAGCGTTTGAGCCATCCAACTTAAATAACTTGTTGTTTCCAGCAAACAACACAGTTAGTGTTCCATCAAGTTGAACTAACTCATGTATTACTTTTATATCGTTTGCGCCCAAGTTTCCGCTAGATGAGTTAACTCTTGACCAACCTTTTCTAGCCCCAATACGTCCATATTGGTCAATCACGCAGTTTGTGGCAATAGCCGCATATCCCGCCTCTAAAGTAAGAGGTGAGTCTTGCGTATTTAGCCCAAAGAAGCCTGGTGCTTGAACACTAAAGGTCTGCAATCTTTGCGTCATATAGAGACAAACTCCTGATTCTCAGGATAGCGTGTGCCTTCCAATGCTATGTGGTCTGACAGCATTGCTCTATATAAGTTATATGCCTCTGAGGAAGATAAACCACCATCCTCACCACGCTCAACTAAAGCACGAGCATAGGCATTTTGCGACACTAAAGTATCAGGCACTTTAACCACAGTTGAATCAGCAGTCAAAGTGGCTTGTGGGATAGTTAAAGCAAATGGGATGCTATACACGCCATCAGGACGAGGATAGAGAGTTACTTTTGTATC